TCTGGCAAAAAGGACCCGGCCGAAGCCGGGCCAACACGCTAACCTCACGCACCGGGATCTACGCGCGTGAGGGCCGGGCTTAGGCTGCCTTCGAGGCAATCTGCATTGCGCTCTTTGCATCATGGAGCTTGGTCAACGTCGGCGCTTTCGATGTGGCGAGCTCGTATGCGTCGGCCGCTGCCTTCTTCCATGCAATAGCGGTCTGATAACTCCCTTGCAGAACGGAATCCGGAACGCGATTGCAGAGTCGCTTGATTTCCTCGCGCAGGCGCAGGATTTCCTCTTGCTCTGCCTGAATCGCCTCGGGCGTTTTCGTGATCTTCTGTTGCATGGCGAATGATCCTGTGGTTAGATAGTTGCGAACTCGACGCCGAGTGTCTGTACTGCATGCACTTCGATCCGCGTCACGTATTCCTGAAACTGCTGCTTGCTCATCTGGCTAGTGCTCATCGCGACGAGTCCTTTCGGCCCTTCCTGCTTCGGCGCGAACATGTCCTTGAAGTGCTCATGCCATGCTTCCTTTCTGAACCGCTTGCCGTCGAGTTCGACCTGTTCGGCGATGTCGGTCAGGAGAGCCCAAAGGAGCCGGTTCTGCTCGTTGCTGCGCTTGGCCTGATACTCATCCACCGTGACTGCCAAAGGCTTGCCAGCGCTCGCCTGCGCCCCGGCATTGGCCTTCAGGAAGGCTATGAGTGCGTGTGCATGCTCGGGCGCGCGAAGGACGAACGTCTTCATGCGGCCTTCTTCCGGAGAATCGCCTCCGTCTCGCTTACGAAGTGCTCGAACTCGACCAGATCCTTTTCGAGCTTTTCGATGAACGCTTCGTTGCGCTCGACACGGCGGTGATAGATCTGCTTGCCGATCGCTTCGAGCTGCGGGCAATACATCACAAAGTCGGCCCAGCGCCGGCCAGTGATCCAGAGTCCGCCCTGAATCTGGTGCATGTAATCCGACATGTCGCCGTCTCTCCACATGGCGACGATCTTTTCTGCGCTCGCGAGCGACTTGATTTCGATCAGGCCGTCATCGCCGACAAAGCCATCGGTCGAGTATCCGAACTTCCTGTCATCTGTCAGCACGACGCCGGATTCCGTCGCGAAGTTACCCGTCAGCGCTTCGTATTCCATGCGTGCTGCCGGCTCAAGCTCAGTTCCGCGCTTCATCTGCCACGTCGTAAAGCCTTCGTCGCTCGGCTGATGGCTGATGCGCTCGATGGCAACTTGCGCGGCGTAGAGGTTCGATTTGGCCGTACGCTCGCCTTTCTTCGTCAGTTCAACGGCGTCGCCGAACTTGCTGGCAGTTATGACACCGCATCTGGCTTGATGCCAAGCGTCCGTCCCCTGTTGACATTCAATTTTCAGCATGGAGTTTTCCCCTTTTCAGCCGCATGAACGCAGCGCCATACGAAATTCCAAGATCGGTGGCTACTTCTGCCAAATGCTTACGATGACCATTCCATTCGACGAAAACGGAAACCCTCCGATTCCTAGCCTGCTCAGTGTCTGTTGCCCACCGACAGTTTCCAGGCTCATAGTTGCCGTTCGTATCTGGATACCGATCAAGCGTCAATCCATTCGGCCTCTCACCCATATCAGCGAGGAAAGCCTCAAAAGATTCTCTCCAGCGCGTGCAAACCGTAATGCCGCGCGCGCCATATCTCGCGAAGTCTTTGGACGTCGGGGAGTGACAGCGATTAATTGCGCCTCGCCATGAGTCATAAGTCGGTGTTCCGTGGAAGCCATGTTTGATTTGAACTTCGCCGGCCGCACAACCACATGAAGGAACTTTTGCTGCCCGTAGTACATTTGATTGCCGAATGCACATATCGCCGCAATCGCACTGGCAAAGCCACAGCCGATGCTTATCTGTTGATCGTCCGACGTCCGAAAGCGTCACTAGTTTCCCGAATCGCTGGCCAGAAATTACCTTCACGATTGCTGCTCCTTTGCGATTTGTGCCTGAAAATCAGCTTCGAAATCGTCGTCCGTGCCGGGCTCGCGCGCCGGCTCCATGTCAATCGTCTTGCCGTCGTCGGCCGGGCGGTCTAGTGCTTCGCCACGCGCGGCGACTGCTTCCTTGAACGCGTTGTAGGCGCGCATATCCTTCGTTGGGCGGATCACGGCGAGGCCGTCCTGCCACACCTGTGTGAGGTCTGCGCGCGTCTTTGCCGCCTTGGCTTTATCGTTCCAAGCCTGCAACACATCAGCCGGGCATTCGTTGCGCTGCTGAAGCGGCGGCAGACCTTCACCGCCCTCGGTGTCGAGGTGGTGAATCGCTTCTTCCAAGCGCTCCGTCTTCGGCCAGTATTTGTATGCCTGCTTGACGCACGTCTTTTTCATCATCTCGCCCGGATCCGTATTCCACGGTCCCGGCTTGCCGCTCTTCCACGATTCAGATCGGTCACGGATGGCGTAGACATCGGCGGCCGACATCGTATGCGTCAGGTATTCGCCGTCGGCAGTCTTGACAACGACATACACGCCAATCACCTCGCCGCGATCCTTTGAGAACGGGTTAAATTGATGCAGGGGCGGCTTGTCGAGGCCGTTCAATGCGAACGTGTCTTGCGCATAGACGAGGGCCGCTTGAGCCCATCTGATAGATCCCGTCTCCATCGCAAGATCCATCAGACCCATATAGCTGATGTCCAGGCAGATCTTGTTCTTGCGCGGCACTAGATACGCCTGCTTCTTCGCCGGGTTCAGGCTGATGCCGATCGCCGCGATGTTCGTTACGGCGTCGATCACTGACTGGCGATTTCCCATCGCGACCTTGAGCGCATAGTCGTTGGCGCCGATCACCTGAACCGCGAAACCGGCCTCGCGCTCGAAGTTGATCGAACGATCGACGTTGACCGACTCAAAGTTGGCGCGCACGCCGTAGATGTCGTTCGTTATTGTGGTGAGAGCGTTGCTCACAAGATGCTCCGTTGAATGATGAGGATTGCAAACGCCACCAAAACCGCCACCGCCAGTGCGAGGCGCGGATGCTGGGCGTAGAAGCGGTCCAGAGCGCGGATCATCGAATGCTCCCGTAAGGCGTTACGCGGCGCTGCACGCGGTTCGCCGGGTGCATCAGATAGCGGTCGCCGAGAAACTCTTTCGACTGCGCCAGGCGGTCTTCAATCGAATCGACGTACTCGGCCCACTGCTTGAGCATCGCCTTGCGCTGCTGTTCGTAGAAGTCATGCATCTTCATCTCACCCTCCAAAGAACGAGAAAGCCGCGTCGACGAAACCTTGGCCCATGAAGAGGACCAGCAGCAGCAACGCGAGAAACGTCATCGCGAGCCCAAGGTGCAGACCGGTCTTGAGGTCGGCGACCAGATCGGATTCCGCGTGCCTGTGGCGGTCGCGCCAACGGCGGCGCTTATGCATGGTGGTCATCATCGCGTCCCACCACGCACGAACAGGTAGGACATCGCGGCGACGAACAGCCAGATTACGAGTGGTGTCCACATGGCTTACTCCGCTGCCTGAATGACGAGCTGCGAATGCTCGCGGTCAATTTCCTGAACGTCGAGGTACTCGCCAATCCTCGGGTCATACACCACGACCGGCATGTCTTTCGGATACCGACTCAAAACGTCGATCAGTTCGCGCACGGTGATCTGCGCGTTGATGTGGGGGCGGTGATAGGTCATGGTCAGTCTCCGTAATTCGCAAATTCGCCATGCAGCTGAATCGCTGCACGCTTGTACGCTTCGTGGGCAAGCTCTGGGGTTTCGAACGTGCCAAGGTGCTTTTGCTTTTTGTCCGAGTAGATGACGGCCTTCCATTTACCGCTCCGTTTCAGGTAGGAAACACCCTTGAAACCAGACGTATTGCTAGGATGTGCACCCTTATTCCGCATGTTTTGTGCATGAGTGCAGATTCGAAGGTTGCACCGACGGTTATCGAGACGATTCCCATTGAGGTGGTCGACTTGACGCTTATCGCCTTTCACGAGGCCAACGATCTTTCGATGCATTTCTTCGTTGACTCGTTTGCCGACAGGCAGGCGCACGTAATAGTTGCGCCGCGCGTATCCATGTCGACTCACGAACCAACTGACCTTGCTCAACTC